CCCGTCCTACCGTGTCAACGAGACCAACCAGACGGTTGAGGCTACCTACACGGCTACTCCCAAGGCGCTTGAGGACAAGTTAGAGACCAAGGAAGACGGTACTCCTCTGTACGTGCAAAAGTTCGACTCCGCTGCAAACGGCGGCAAAGGTGGGATGGTGGACACCACAGAACAGGTTGTTACCAAAGGTCTCAAGTCACAGTGGATCGCACAAACCAAAGCCGCTGCTAACTCAGAACTTGCCCAAACCGACTGGATGGTGATCCGTAAGGCCGAGCGCAACGTAGAGATTCCCGGTGGTGTAATGGCTGACCGTGCCGCTGTAGTGGCTTTGTGTGCTGAGAAAGAGGCAGCGATTGCCGCCTGCACAACGGTTGAACAGTTAATGATTGCAGTTCAGGGGTAAATATGAAACGCATAGTCGAAGCGCAGGACATTGACGGAACCATAGTGCCAAAGCACGAAGTAGAACTGCTTTGCAAAGCCTGTGGGTATGACTTGGATGAGTCTGAGTTAGAGGCCGACACCTGCGCCGACTGTGGAGTTGACCTAGACCTCCAGCAAAACGTAGCAATCCATACGACAACACTACCTGCTGCTGGCGGCGGGGTGTTCTAAAAGGATGAATTTTGTCAGATTTAGATCCGATTATTGGTACCGCCAAGGCGGCGACCAAAAGCATTAAGTCTGCTATCGAGTCGGGTAGGGAGATAAGTTCAGCAGTCGAGTCGATTCAAAATTTTGGTATGGCGGAGGTCAAAGCCCGCCATGCTTTTAAGAACGTACGCAAAAGTCAAGAAGGTGAAATAACGATTATGACCGCCATGGCGGAGTGGCGCAGGCTAGACCAAATTCGCCGCATGGAGTTGGAAGTAAAGGACTTTCTGATCCAGCAGTTTGGGCACTTCAAGGGTGAGGAAGAGTTCGAGAAGGTCAAGAAGATTAAAGAGGACATGATTGCCCGTCATGCCAAGAGTAAAGATGCAATGGGCAGGGATATAGAGAAGTTACGAGAGTTGCAGATTATTTGTGTGATGCTGGCGTTTCTGGTGGTCACCATTTATTACATCATGAGGGGTCATCTGTAATGGCTGAGAAACTAAACGCTAATGACACGCTTTCAAAGGTGCTGGCGTATGTTGACTCACCATTTAAACTTATTGCCCTGATTCTCATGGCGGTGCTGGCCTTCGGTGGCTGGATGCTGTACGACAACAAAGACCTGATCGTAGGCACCTATAAAGAACACCAGAAGTTGCCAGACATCGTGGAAGACCGGGTTGAGGACGCTGTAGCCCACCTATTTAAAACCACGGGTGCGACTACCGTGGCGGTATTTAAAGTAAACCCCCTGCTGGGAACCCGGGTGCAGTATCGGGCGTATACCAAAGAGGGCAGGGACAAGACGAACGACGGGCTGGACGTAGGACTCTTTACGACCAACCAATCCAACAATCAGGACGTAGTAAACCTGATGGCAGGCACCACCCCGTGTGGGGAGTACAAGGCGGCACAGTCTGAGATTGGCCTGTGGTACATCGAGAAGGGTATGCGGTTTGGGTGCAGGATCAGTATCCCGCCTGAGCCGAGTCGGTTCATAGGGCAGATTACCGTGGGATGGGACAAGCCCCCCGCTGATTTAGACCAGACCCGGGCGATGCTCAATATCGCCGCAACCATGCTTTCAAGGAGTAAGAAATAATGTTCCCAGTCGCTGCTTTGTTATCCATCGGTGAGAAGGTTCTCGACAAGGTTCTCCCAGATCCAGAGGCTCGTGCCAAGGCGCAGGCCATGCTTATAGAGATGCAGCAAAAGGGTGAACTAGCCCAACTACAAGCGGACATGAACGAGCAGGATAACCTGACCAAGCGGGCTGAGGCTGACATGAAGTCGGACTCGTGGCTATCTAAGAACATCCGGCCTATGACGCTGATCTACATCCTGACTGCCTACTTAGCCCTAGCCGTGATGGATGCTATGGGGCTGGATATTTCTGACAATTTCGTATCTTTGCTGGGCCAGTGGGGCATGCTGGTGATGTCATTTTATTTTGGGGGACGCACCCTTGAGAAGGTCATGGACATGAAGGCCAAGCAGAAATGAACCTGACCGCCAACTTTTCTCTTGCCGAGATGGTGAAGTCTGATACTGCACTGCGGCATGACATGGACAACACACCGGGGGAGGCTGAGATTGCTAATCTTAAAACACTCTGTGAAAAGGTATTGCAGCCCGTCCGTGATCACTTCCAAACCGGAGTTAAGGTCAACTCAGGATTCAGGCACCCCGAAGTTAACGCAAAGGTGGGAGGCTCCAAAACGTCCGACCATTGTAAAGGACAAGCCGCTGACATTGAGATTCCCGGTGTTGCCAACGCAGACTTAGCCGTGTGGATTATGGACAACCTTGACTACACTCAGTTAATCCTTGAGTTCTACACCCCCGGGGTGCCAGATTCGGGGTGGGTGCACGTCTCCTACGACTCTGCTAACCTCAAGAAAGAGAACTTGACGGCTACTAAGCAGAACGGTAAAACGGTGTATCTAAAAGGACTTGTTGCCTAATGGCCTTATCAAAACTCCAATTTAAACCCGGACTAAACCGAGACCAGACGAACTACTCTGGTGAGGGTGGGTTTTACGAGTGCGACAAGGTTCGCTTCCGGTCAGGGTTCCCCCAAAAGATTGGCGGCTGGTTACGCTATAGCCTGTTTACGCTGGCTGGTATATGCCGCCAGATGTATAACTACATCACCACCGAGTCCGACAACCTTATGGGCTTGGGTACTAATGAAAAGTTATATCTTGAGACGGGTGGCAACTTAATTGATATAACCCCAATTCGGGCAACCTTTGTTAGCCCCGCTACAGACAACTGCTTTGACACCACCAATCTGTCAAGAATAGTAAACGTCAATATTGCTAGCCACGGCGCTACGGCTGGCTCCTACGTGACCTTTTCAGGTGTTGTTGGCCCGATAGGCGGAATCCCGCAGGCTCAGTTCAACGCAGAGTTTCAGATCCAAACTGTGGTGGACGGCAATAACTTCACCATCCAAACGACCACAGCCGCAACTAGCACGACAACTAACGGCGGTGGTACAGCCATCACGGCGGTCTTTCAGATCAATATCGGCAACCCGTATATCGCCTATGGATACGGCTGGGGTGCTGGTGCTTGGGGCCGTTTAACATGGGGTGAGGGTGCGCTTACGCCGGTTGTAGACCAGCAGCGTGACTGGTTTATGGATAACTTTGACAATGACTTAATTGCCAATATCCGCAACGGCCCAATCTACATCTGGGAGTACACGGGGGTATTTAATACTCGCGCCGTTCTTCTTTCCTCTTTAACAGGAGCCGCCAGTGTCCCCGTCGAAGCCATGCAAATTCTTGTATCACAAAACGATAGGCATCTACTCGCTTTTGGCTGCGTGCCTTACGGTTCTAGTAGCGCTGGTGATTTTGACCCCCTTCTTATTAGGTGGGCTAATCAGGATGATCCTGTTAACTGGGCGCCAGCCGCGACAAATTCCGCAGGTTTTATCCGAGTATCTCGCGGATCAAGGATTATCAGGGCGCTACCTACCCGGCAGGAGACGTTAGTATTTACTGACTCACACCTGTATTCGTTCCAATTTACAGGTACAACAGATGTGTTTGCGTTGCAGGAGTTGGCTGACAACACCTCAATCATGTCCCCAAGGGCTTGCATTACGGCTAACAACGTGACTTACTGGATGGGACAGGATAAGTTCTATGCCTACTCAGGCCGAGTCGAGACACTGCCTTGCACCCTGCGGAACTTTGTATTTAACAACTTTAACTACAACCAAGCGGCTCAGGTTGTATGTGGCACGAACGAAGGCTGGCATGAGATTTGGTGGTTCTACCCAAGCCAGAACTCCGGTGTAAATGATAGTTACGTGATCTATAACTACATGGAGCGTATTTGGTACTACGGCTCTATTAATCGCACGGCTTGGCTTGACACGCCTCTACGTCAGTATCCGCAGGCGGTTGGTGGGAACTACGTCTATAACCATGAGCAGGGCACGAACGACGATACCTTGCCAATGACATCCTATGTGCAGACCAACGACATTGATTTAGTAGATGGCGATCAATTCATACTTATCAAAAGGATCATCCCTGATATTAACTTTGAGGGGTCTACGGCAACAAGCCCTCTCGTGTACATGACGATGAGGCCACGGAACTTCCCGGGGTCAAACTACAAAACAACCAATAACCCATCAGTTACCCGATCTACCACGGTGCCGATTGAGCAGTACACCGATCAGGTATTTATCCGTGCCCGTGCCCGTCAGATGGGGTTTAAGATTCAATCCGAAGACTTAAATGTGCAGTGGCAGTTAGGTACGCCAAGACTTGATGGTAGACCGGACGGTAAACGATGACCATCTGTGTTGATAATGATATTCAAAAGACCTTCGTTGCACCTGCCCTACCGGTGCCGCCTGTTGAGTACGACCAAAAGTATGCAACAGACCTTATTAGGGTTTTGCGGCTGTACTTCAACCAGATTGACAACTTTCAAAATGCCGTAGCAGGCATACTAAATGGAACGGCTTGCGAGGGAAATATGACCCCATTACCAATTTCGATAGGCGGCACTAACGTAGATGCTTTTGGGCGTTTGCGTGTGAGCGAACCCTACAGCCTATTTGACAGCCAAAGCCGTTACGCTGCTGACAATCAATTTAGCACTTCTACATCTGGTACTGGGACATCGACATTTAATACCAATCAGTCCAGCGTTAGTCTGGCTGTGACGGGTGGTGGCGTTGGGTCTGTGGTACGTCAGTCCTTTCGCAATATGCTGTATCAGCCGGGGAAAAGCCTGTTGGTTCTAGCAACCTTTCAGATGGACAACGGCACTTCTGCCAACCTTAATCAAAGTGTTGGGTACTTTAATACCCAAAACGGGCTGTTCTTCCGTCGTACCGGAGGGGTTAATGCGCTCGTATTGCGTTCAAACACTTCTGGCACGCCAAGTGATGCACGATTTGTTAATCAAGCAGACTGGAATGGCGACAAACTAGACGGTACTGGCACCTCTGGATACACGCTTGACCTGACCCACCCACAGATCTTGTGGATGGACTTTGAGTGGCTTGGTGTCGGTTCAGTCCGGTGCGGCTTCATTATTAATGGGCAATACGTCCTTTGTCATACATTTAATACCGCCAACGTCTTCGGCACGACGGTCTACATGACCACTGCTATATTGCCTATTCGCTACGAAATCACTACTACAACGGCAGCAGTTGCCGCTACGCTCACGCAGATTTGCTCGTCGGTAATATCCGAAGGAGGCTTTGAGGCCACATCAATTGAGCACGTTGCAAGGCGGACAACGGTGCTTGGCACCATAAACACGGCGGCCAACTTCCTCCCAGTTGTCTCGATCCGGCTGGCTTCGACGGCTCTGGGCGCGGTGGTGCTTCCAAACCGTATACAGTTTCAGCCGACCACGCTGCAAGACTACGAGATTGCGCTGATTAAAAACCCCGTCCTTACGGGAGCCACTTGGGCGGCAACTGTTCCTTCTGATGCCAACGTTGAGTTTGATGTTGCGGCTACGGCGATTGCCACGGCAGGCACAATTGTTCAGACCGGTTACGTTGCCAGTTCGGGTGGCGGAGGCCAAGCAGACACGACGGCTCCTACCGGGTTTAACTGGGATCAGCAACTTGGTGTATCCCTGACGAACGTTAGCGACATCTATACTTTGGGCGTCCGAACGATTGCTGGCGCTACAACCGGCGATGGGGTTGGCTGTATTACCTTCTATGACTTAACCCAGTGACATCACTTGACAAATCTAGGATAATCTAATTATGTACTCAGCCCCTGCTACCCCCCAATACGCATACGCCCCTCCCATGCCTGCCTTTGAAGGGGGTGGTCGGGTTAAGGATACCTACGGCCTAGAGAACGCTGCTGAGATGATCCGGCGACAGGGTCGGGAAGGCGATACAGTCCTTGCCCACATATCCCCCGAAGAGGCTGGCATTCTCAAACTTATGGGTGGATCAGGGACAATCAATCCTTATACGGGTTTACCCGAATATAAGTCAATTAGGAAGTTTTTTAAAAGCACACCCATACTTAAAGATGTATACAACCTAGGTTCTTCTATCGGTAAAGAAGTTGAGCGTGGCGTTGAGTCCATAGCAAAAGATAAAATTCTTGGCCCGATTGCTTCAATTGCCGCTGCCTACTATGGCGGCCCGATTGGTTCGGCTATATATCAAGGTGTTGCAACTCCGGGGAGTAGTTTTGATACAAAAAGTGCAATTAGGGCAGGTGCTACTACCGCTGCTTTTAATGCCCTGTCTGCTCCAGATTCAAATGTCTTAACGCCAAGAGGCTCAATAACTGATCTTTTTGGTAGTGGGATGCAACAAGTTCCTGTAGAAGGTTTTTCAAGTGTTGCTGAGTCGGCACCGTCTGTACTTGAGTCTATAGGCGGAACTATGGATGCTGCTGGTAGCGCAAATATACCGGGCGAAATTGGATCCTTAGAGAGTGCAGTGGCAAGCGCAGGGCCACAAGCAATTCGTTATCCCGGTAGCGGGATTGGAGAACCATTAGGGCAATTGGCAAGTGCTGATGTGCCATTTTCAGATGCCTCTCCGGTTTCTATTCCCTCTACGCCAGCCACCCCTGAGCGTTTACCTACTTACAGTGAACAATATTTTGACAATATGATGGGTCAACCTGCTTCTTATGCTGATGTTGGGGAAGTACCTACGTTTGATTATGGTCGCGCTGCTAGTGATATTAGTGAAGCAAGCGCTGATCCAAATGCATTCCAAAAAGGGATTAACACTTTAAAACAAGGTTATAGCGATGTAAAACAAGGCATTAGCAATATTATTCCTGAACCGGTTAAAGATGCCTATGACGTGGTAAAAGATTACCTCCCCGATAGACAGGATATTAAAGATGCTGCGGGGATTACTTCTCTTGGTACAACCATTTATGGTGCGTATAAAACTAAACAAGAACTTGATGACCAGAAAGCCGAGGCTGACCGCATTTTGGCTGATCGGGAAAACCGTACAAAAGAAGAAATTGAGTTTGCCCAGAGCGTTCTTCGTGACTATCCCTATAACTACCAGCGCTTAACTGAAGAAGATATTCGCCGTGAGCGTGGCATGGCTATGGGTGGTCGGATCGACTCTTACGACGACGAAATCGGTGGCGATGACAATATGATGCAGGGTGGCATTGCTTCCCTAGCCAAAGGCGGTTTGCCTCCCCGATATCTCCGTGGTGGGGGCGACGGGATGAGCGACTCTATTAAGGCTAATATTGAGGGCAAACAAGAAGCCCGTCTGGCTGATGGCGAGTTTGTAGTCCCTGCTGACGTGGTATCCCACCTTGGTAATGGCTCCTCTAATGCTGGGGCTAAAAAGTTATACGCAATGATGGATCGAATTCGTAAATCACGCACAGGCAAAACCCGTCAGGCGCCTGAAGTCAATACTCGTCGCTTGATGCCTGCTTAAAGGATAGATTATGGCAACCACCTCACAAGTCGTAACCAGTCAACTACCTACCGCGTTTGAAGAGTTTTATAAAACCGGTGCCCAAGGCGTTCCCGGGTTAATCCCAACGGCCTTTAAACTCTACGGAGCAGGCACCCCCGCCGACTACCAAGCCAACATCCAAGGCCCATTACAGGCCGCAGGTCTTTATAGTGGCGCACAGCGGGTAGCGGGTTTAACCCCCGGTCAGCAACAGGTAGGCGCACAACTCTCTGCTATGCAGACCCCCGGACAGTTCGCTATGGGGACTGGTGCTCTTGGCTCAGGCTATGCCGCCGCCACCGGGCTTCCAAGTATGTTGGATCAAGGGGTGATGCAGCAGTATATGTCTCCCTATGCACAGGGCGTTATTGACGTTCAAAAACAGCAAGCCCTAACAGATGCCCAGAAAGCCCAGTTAGCCACTAACTTAGGAGCAGCCCGTCAAGGTACTTATGGCGGAGCACGGCAACTGCTTGCCACCACAGAACGTGAGCGCAACCTCCAGAACCAACTCGGTGACATCCAAGCCAAGGGACTTCAGGCTGCCTATGAGGCTGGGCAAAAGGGGCTGGAATCAGAGCGTGCGGCTCGTCTGCAACAGGCTCAAACCTACGGCACATTAGGTTCACAATTTGGTCAGTTGGGTGTAGCGCAACAAGCCGCAGACATTGACCGTCTTAAAACTCTTGGCGCTTATGGTGACTATGAGCGTGCAGTAGCGCAACAAAAAACAGATATTGACTACCAGAACTTATTGCAGCGTATTCAGTATCCTGAGCAGCAACTTGATAAACTTAGTGGCTTTATCCGTGGTATTCCGCTCACCGACACCACAACACAGACAGTTACGCCACCGCCCTCATTTGCAAGCCAGTTGGCTGGCCTTGGGTTATCTGGTCTAAGTCTGTATAACTTAATGGGTAAATCATAATGGCAATGGGAATAACTCAAGCCCTTAAACTCCAAGAAGGGCCAATCAATGCTCTAGCACAATTGCCACAGCAGCAACTTATGGCTATGGCACAGCAAGGTCGTATACCGGCTGACATGCTACCAATTATCCTGAATGAAAAAGCCGAAATGGCACAGGCTGCTGCCAATATGCAGGCCATGCAACAACCCATGCCAGCCTCGGTAACTGAAAGAAACATGGCAATTAATGCCCAAGCCGAAGCGCCCCAAGCGCAGCCACAGATGATGGCTATGGCACCGCAACAAGAAATGCCGCCTATGGACACGGGAGTTGCCTCATTACCTGTACCCGAAGAGATGTACGGCAACGAGTATGCAGGTGGCGGAATTATTGCGTTTCAGGCAGGTGGAGATTTAAATGACGAAGAATATTTAAGGGCTTTAGAGCGTGACCGTTCCAAAAATTATTCTCTTTCAAATGATGAAGACTATGAAAGACCCGGATACGATTTAGGATTTTCTCGAGCAACACAACAACGAATTGACAACGAAGGAGCGGGGTTTAATCCTAGTGCGTTTGGCTTAGGCGCTACTATGCCTGCTCAAAGGATTCCTTTTAAAGCAAGAACAGTCGAAGATATTTTCACTAGTGGAAATGTACTTAGAGAAAGAGAAGCGCCAGCGCCCCCAGAGCGAGAAGCAATTAAAGAGTACCTTGCAAATCAAGCCCGTAAAAATACCGATGTGCGGACAGATGCTTGGACTCGTGCACTAGAGGCAGGTCTAGGCATTCTTGGTGGTGAGTCCCCCTATGCTTTAACTAATATTGGCAAAGGCTCCCAAGCCGCAGTTAAAGGTTTTGCTGAAGATATTAAGGAGCGCCGTAAACAGACAATGGCTGATATGCAACTTAAATTGCAACTTGAAGAGGCTGCACGTAAAGAAAAACTTGACGCGATTTCATCGGCTGAAAGAATAGCAATGTCAGAAAGAGAGCGAGAAGCTCGCGGCGAAGAAAGCGCTTTAGACCGAGCAAGCCGTGAAGAAACTGCTCGTTTGGATAGGGAAAACCGCCTAGCAATTGCTAACATTCCTGATAAAACCCTTCAAGCAGCAGCACAATTACGTAAGAATGATCCTAAATTGTCGTACTTAGACTCAGTTTCTCAAGCTGCACAGGCACTTGCTCCAAAAGATACTTACAACGCTACTCGAACTGCGGTATCGTCGGCGGCAAAAGATGCCAAAGCTGAATTTTTACAGTTACTTTCATTTGATCCTAAGTTACAAGCAGATATGCGGAAGGCTGCGGGTGGTGACAAAGCAGCGCAGGATAGGATTAACGCAATTAAAGATAAATTAGAAGAAGAAACATTTAAGTTATACAAAGTACAAGGTGTTGATTTAAGTAGTGGTAGGATGCAACCTGTTAAATCACCTACTTCGTCTAATGACCCCCTTGGCATTCGTTAATGAATATTCAAGAACTTCGCAAACAATACCCTCAATACAATGATTTATCAGACCAAGACTTAGCAGCGGGATTCCATAAAAAGTTTTACTCTGATTTACCGTTTGAGGATTTTGCAGGCCGTATCGGGTTGGGTGTTGCCCCCGCTGCGCCGACTGCGCCTGCGCCAAAGGTAGAAGAAGCACCAGTAGCCCCGGCTACTCCTGAAGAGGTTGCGCCTCCCCCCACAACATCAGAAAACTCAATTACTGACTTTTTAGGGCGTGTAGCCCGTAATGTGCCAAGAGGTATGAGCAGCGATGCTGCTGGCGTGTTTCGTAGCATCGGTGAATTTGGCAGCAAGGCGTATCAAGAAACACCTGCTGGGCGTTTTTATCAAGCATTAACTGGCACTATTGGGAAACAAGATCCCGCTGCAGCTTTTGCCCAAAATATGGCCGAACTTGGTCAGTTAGCAGAAAGTGAAAAAATAAAACCCCCTGCCGACCAAGGACTAATACTTAGTGGTGTCGAATCCGGCCTTGAAAGTTTTGGGCGAAATTTAGCTCTTTTGCCTGCTGCAATGCTTCCCGGCGGTCAGGCTGCTGTACTTACGGCATTTGGTGGAATGACTGGTGGTCAGGCATATCAAGAGGCTAGAGAAAAAGGTCTAAGACCTGAGCAAGCATTACCTTTCGCTGCATCCCAAGGTGTTATTGAGGTTGCTACTGAAAAAATGCCTCTTGGCAGTCTACTTAACGACATTAATCAAAAGACCGGCTTTGGTCGGATGCTGCTTAATCAGTTAAAGAAAGAAATACCCGGAGAGCAACTTGCGACCATACTGCAAGACTTAAATGAATGGGCTGTATTAAACCCTGAAAAACCGTTCTCTAGTTATTTAGCAGACCGCCCTTCTGCTGCAGCGCAAACTTTTATTGCAACTGTTGTTGGCACTGGCGGTAATGTCATCGTTGGTAAAGCCATGCAAAAAGGTGCTGAAAAATTTGCTGGGCTACAAACTCCCGAAGAACGACTTATAGCTGGACTCGATGCCCTTTCGGCAAGTGAAACCGCTGCGGAACCCGTAGCAACTACCCCTGAAGTTAGGACAGCATTTGCCACCGGCTTTAAGCAGATGTACGGGCGTGACGCCACTAATGAAGAACTCGACCAATTGGTGAAGGCTTATGGAGAACGAGAACTGGCAGGAGGAGTTGCTACAGCGGATGCCGCCGGAAGAATTGAGCCTAGCCTTCAGGTACCTGACGAAACAGGTGTCGGAGCAGGAATTACCGAGCAGCCTACTGAAACTGGAGCCGGAGGAGTGGAGGTTTCTGGGGTTCCTACTGGTGGGGTTGGAGTTGGAGCAACGGCTAAGCCAAGTCCATTAGCCGAAGAAGGTAAGACTAAACCCACTCAAGAACTAACATTTACTCCTGTTGCACCCCTTCCAGAATATGCAAACTTACCTGTTGAAACTGTAAAAGCAGAAGGGTTTGGGGCTAGTGCGCAACTTACTCGCGATACCCAACGTGAACCTAATGTTTGGAAAGTAACCGGGGTAAAGGCAAAAACTTCTGGTAAAGGTCAAGGAACTCAATTTGGGCAAGCACTTACAGATTGGGCAGATCAAAATAACGCCACGTTACAGTTAACAGCAGCAGCAGATAAACCGAACAAACAAAAAGACCTCATTAATTTTTATGAGCGCCTTGGCTTTGAGCCTACCCCTGAGTCTAAAGAACGTGCAGATATGGGGTTGTCTTATCAAGGATTGATACGTTACCCAAAACAACTCGAAGCAGTCACAACCCCAACGCCACCTTCAGAAGTTGCACCAACTGCGTTGCCAAGAGGAATGAATGACGCACAGTTTTTAGATGCGGCTACCAAACTGCGTGCTGGCAAGGTCGGTGCGGTTAAATTTCAAGCCTTAAAGGCACTTAGGGATTCTGGTCTAGCCTTATCAAATAACTCATTGTCACCTGAAGGCGAAGCCCTACTTGATGAACTAGCGGCTACTTCAAAGCCCGCTGACCTGCGCCCGTCTGGGGAAACTATTAAGGCAAAGCCGGGTGCAAATGTACGTCGCTTGTCAAAACTTCTTGGCCCCAAACTATATGGCGAACCCAAAGAAATGCCAAAGGTTTCGGTTAAAGAGATGGTGCAGAACTCGTTTGACGCCATTAAGCCGATGCAAGAAAAAGGGCAATTAGTTAAGGGCGTTATAGACATAAAAGTTGACGCGGGTTCACGGATTATTTCTGTATTAGATAACGGCACTGGTATGTCTCCCGAGACGCTATCGACTACATTCTTAACTATTGCTGGTACTAAAAAAGAAGGTACTCGAGATTCTGGCGGTTTGGGTATTGCCAAGATGCAGTTTTTGTTTAATAACGAGCGTATTAAAGTAGTTACGTACCGTGATGGTGTGCTAAGTGTTTTGGAAAGTACGGGGTCAGAACTTGAAGAGGCGATGGATGATCCTAACCTTGCGCCTGATGTTCGGGTGTACAAAGGCGATCAGATACCCCCTCAATACCTTCAAATGTTTCCGGATGGGCACGGCACTTTTGCCGAAGTTGTTGTACCAGAGTCGTACAAGGATTCTTCTACTGGGGAAGACGTTGCTATCAAAATCCCCGATAGCGAGTTTGGATACGCAGTTTTAGAAAAAAGCCCGTTATTTGCAGATATTTCTGTTTCTTTTAACGGTGATACTGTTCGCATAGGGGATCAATTTCCGTATGACAGCTACACTCAATTTGCTGACGTTAAGTTTGATTGGGGTACTGCACGAATTTATGTTCAGAAAAACCCTCAACGGTATATGTACAGCGATAACCTGCACATACTCTCTAATGGATTGTGGCAGTTTGATGGGAAGATTGCAGTAGGTACGGGCTTCGATGCTAAAATAGTGCCAAGAAATTTTTATCTTGACGTATCACCTAATAAAAATGTAAAGCCAGAAGATTCTAATTATCCGTTTGATTTAAATCGGCAACGGTTTTCGCCAACGACGGAAAAAGGGTTTGAGCAGTTAACTAGTTATTTAAACTTAGTTTATGGGGCTGTTGATTTAGGGAATGACGCTAAAAACTTTGGGTCAATACAGTATCTGTATGACGACAGAGGAACTATTAAAGCAACTGCACCAGAAGAACTTGCTCCTAAAGGCGATGCTGGGATTGTAAAAGTTGCTTCTGACATCTCTGAAGGCGATGTCATTGAGGTTAAAGAAGGCCGCTTAATTGTTAAAGGTCGGGTTATCCCTGAACTGTCTCAAGATGACCTTAAGAATTCTAGAATTAACCTTGATGAGTTTAAGATTGATCAAGCCAACGTTGATGCTAAACGTGTTATGTTGCACGATAACGTCGAACTTCCAGATCAAGAAGAAATTAAGAAACTTAAAAAAGAACTGGAAGATGCTAGGTCTGATTGGTATGACAATAAACTTACCGATACTGAATGGGAATCTAAAAAAGTTGAAATTGAACGTAAGATAACAAATGTTAAGGGTTCATCTTTAGTTGAAATGGCCCGAGACAAATTTGGTCAACGTTTTGACAAGTTCATATACGAAATCGGTGATGAGTTCCAAAAACTTAGATCTTATGTTGCCGACCTTATGGGGTACGATGACCTTCGCAACGAGGCTATTGGCATAAGTTTTGACACAGAGTATCGAGGCGTAAGCATTCGATTGCCTTTTAACGGTTCGTATATAAATCCGGCTGTAACCGAAGCAGAAAAAATGGGTGATGCCGCTGCTGGGTTAGTGGGGACAATGATCCATGAACTTGCTCATCATAAAGTGCGTAGCCACAACGCCGATTTCCCTGCTGAGATGCAGCGAATTACGTATAGGATGGAAGGTCAAGAACTTGAATTTGGCGACACTACAATAAGTGATATTAAACGTCGTGTATTTAAAATTTTACGTGATAATAAAAATATTTTTGAATTTATTCGAAAGGTAAATACAGATGCAAACGCTAAACCTCGTGGAAAACGCTTCCAAGATTCTGGCTCCTACCAAAGGAGAAATGAACGCCGTGCTGACAGCGTGGAGAGATTTGGGGGAACAGCAGCAGGCGAACCCGGAGTATCTGGAGGAGTTGAACTTAGCCCTGAATACCTTGCAGAAGAGCGCGAGCGTGCCAGATTTTCTGGGCAAACTACGCCGGGAAGCATCGAAGACCAAGTAATAAATCGACTTGCTAAGCCCCGAAATATTGCCCCTGCAGTTGCCGATGAGATAGCCAAAGGCAATTTAAAGCGTGCTCTTGAGGTACTCTCAACTCGGCTTACTAATCCGCTATACAAAGAACTAGCCGCAAAACTAGCAGCGTTAGACCTACCAACTACGATTAGCTTCAACAGCGCTCGAGACTTAACCCGTCGCCAGATTGACTTAAAAACACATCATCAACAGAAGCGAATGTTTAATTACGTTCAGCTTACCTACCCGGATTTGTATAACAAATATTTTGAAAACTATGACCGGGATGAAAACCTTGAAAAAGTCTATAGAGGTATAAAAGAACTACGCTCTCCTCGCTATAACATGCAGCCGGTAATTGCAGAATTTACCGATGTTAACAAAGCCTTTGAAGACAACATCCGTGGGTTGGAGGTTGCCGGTGCTTACTACCCGGCATTCGATGCTATTACGATAGACCTTGATAACTCTACAAACGACGTCTTCTTACACGAAGTACTGCACGCGGCTACTGAGGCTATCCTTAACGCCGACCCCAATACGCTTACGGAAGGGCAGCGTGCTGCTCGTGAAGAACTCCAAAAGATGTATGAGTATGCAGTTGCTAATATTCCGCTGGACTTGTATGGTCTAACTGATATCCACGAGTTTGTATCTGAGGTCTTTACTAATAAGTCATTCCAAGACCGACTTAGAAAGATGATGTACAAACCGGCTAAGATGCCGTTCTTTACACGCCTAGTCCGTGCAATTTATCAAATGGTTGGCATAGATAACCTTGCTAGTAACGCTATGGCTACGGCTACACAGTTGTTCTCGGCAGTGCGCACCCGTACCCCCACAGCGGCAGGTGCTCGATTCGCCCCAAAAGGTAAACGTATTCAGGGGCCAATTTCAACAACATGGCGTTCTGCAGAACAAGTCGCAGTAAAACTTGTTGGTGAAATTGAAAGTGCTATTAAAGGGCACGAAACATGGGATAAATTACGTTCTGATATTCTTGCGCCAATGTGGGATGCAGGCAATACTATATTCCGTCGGTCTATTCTTGGTTTTTCTAACTTACGTCAAATTGATGACCTAACCAAGACTAAGTTCCCTCAGATTAGCGGTGCTATCCGAATTATTGAGCAGATGATTGCTGATCGGAACCGCACAATGACCAAGGCTAAAGACATTTTAGCCGAATGGACTCGCTTGCAAGCACGTTATCCGAAACAGTCTCGGCTCATGGGTCGAATTATGTTGGAGTCTACTATCCGAGGGATTGATCCAGATACAGCACAAGCAGGTTCTTTAAACCCAGCAATGCAAGCAGCTTGGGATGGACTAAATCCTGAGTTTAAAACTATTTATCGCCGTGTAAGAGATTTTTACGCCGACTCCATTAATACAATGGTTTCGGAGATGAAGAAGCGTGCGTTGCAGTTGCCCAAAGCCGAGCGTCAAAAGGTTATTAAAGAAATCAATGATAAGTTTGGTCGTGATAAGTTAGTCGCACCTTACTTCCCCCTACGTCGTTTTGGTAACTATTGGTTCCAAGTCGGCAAAGGCAACTTTAAAGAGTTCTATGAGTTTGAAACTGTATTGGGTAGAGAGTTAGCGTTTCGTAAGCGTAAAAGACAGCTATCAAATGGCAACGCACAGCAGCAAAACTTAGCCGAAACCATGCGCAAAGGTAACGGCATCTCAGAGCTATACAATCAAAATGCTAGTTCGACTCAAGTTCTTAAAGACGTTCAAGATATTATAGACTCTGTAGGCGCCATAACTAAACCTACTCAAAAAGAGTATCAAGAAATTGAAAAAGCTCTAACTAAACAAATGGGCCAAATCCCAACCCAAGAAGAAGTAGAAAAAGTATTTGCTGTAGAAAATACAAAGAAAGAACTTAAAGAAAGTCTTAATCAGTTAATTTATATTTTGCTCCCCCAGCAAAGTGTTCGGAAAATGTTTATCAACCGGCAGTCAATTCAAGGTGCTAGTGAAGATATGATCCGTGTTTTTGCTACTACGGCTGTACATACTGCTTATCAACAGTCGCGGTTTAAATATTCAGAAAGATTTATTAATAACTTAATTAATGCCAAGGAATACGTCAAAAATTTACCTAACTCGGATGTCTACGACGATTACATCAAGGAAGTAGAGAAGCGCACGCCGACAATTCTAAGCAACGAAGATACCAGCATGTCTGCGGTAGTAGCAGGCAAACTATCAGATGCTACGTTTTATTTTATGCTGTCTGCGCCGTTCTCGGCTATGCTAAACCTTTTAGGTATGGCTGCGATCACAATGCCTTATATTGGTGGCCGATATGGATATGCTAAAGCAAATGCTGTAATGCTTAAAAATCTTGGTCGGTACACAGCCACAATGCCGAAACGTACAATTAGTCCGGCGTTTAAAGGACAAATTATGCAGATGGAGTTCCCGTCGATTGTAGAAGGCGGCAACTTAGACCCATTGATGCAACGAGCGGCAGACCGATTTATTGAAGATAACGATATCAATATCTCGCAGACCAATGACATTATGGACATTGGTGGTCGACCATCAGAGCTTTATACAGGGCGGTACAACACAGTAAAACGGACTATTGCTGCATTGTTTCATCAGTCTGAAAGGCTAAACCGCGAAGTAACGCTACTGTCTGTGTTTGAGTTAGCCTACGACAAGTTCTTAAATGAACCTAAGAAAAATTTACGTGGCGTTATCCAGCGTGATAATGCAGGTAACCCAATACCAAATACACCAGACGAAGCCTTTGAGTTAGCAATTACGGAAGCTAAAGATATTGCTGGCCTGTCTTTGGGTGACTTTACTCGTCAGATGAAGCCACGGTACTTTACGCCCCCGCTGCTTTCGGTGTTGACTAAATTTAAACAATACTCTGTGTTAGCTACTTACGTCGTAGCCCGTAACTTTTACTTTACTCTTGCCGCCCCATTCCGTAAAGCTGAGATAAAAGAGTTTCGGCGGCAGATGATCGAAGACAAGATTCCGCAGAACATCATAGACCAGCGGATTGCCGAAGCCGATGCTCAGCGCCGAGAGACTTACAAAGAAGGGCGTCGTCGGTTGGCTGGTATTTTAGGTGTGACATTCTTGCTTGGCGGTGCAGAGGCTTTACCGTTTTTTACTTTGTTAATTGGTAACATAGTTAAATTAGCGGCAAATGATGACGACGATGAGTTCTTTGACTGGGATAACTGGTTTAAGAACTACATGGAAGTCGAACTTGGTGGTTATGTAGCCGACATATACAAGAAGATGGGCATGGGTGAAGATACTGCCCGTAAGGCTGGCCGTGGAACTATGGAGGCAGTTGTCCGTGGCCCGGCTTCAGTTGCAACTGGTGGCTCACTGAGTGAGCGTGTCAGCCTTGACCCCGTAAATTTATGGTTGCGTGATCCTCGGTTCTCTACCGATACCCGAGAGAATGTGGTGGAGAGTGTAATTGCCAATGCTGGCCCTGTAGTTGGGTTAGGGGTAAATTGGGCCGAGGCTATCGAATTAATGGAGCAAGGACAATACCAACGTGCCTTTGAGAAAGCCGCTCCGGCAATTGTGTCTAAACCTGCTGCTGCCTATCGCATGGCTGATGAGGGGGCTAAAACTAGATCTGGAATTACGCTAGTAGATAACTTTTCGGCTTGGGAACTTGCAATACAATCAATTGGACTGCAGCCTGAGCGCCTTGCTCAAAAACAGAAAGCAGCCATTGAGGCTAAGACCTACGAGCAAAAAGTAATTGACAAGCGTAATACCCTAATGAATAGACTATGGATGGAGCGCGGCAATACCGATGCTTATGCAGACACCATTGAAAACATCCAAAAGTTTAATCAAAAGTACCCAGAGTACGCAGTTGAACCAAAAGATGTAATCGACTCTTTCAAGCGTCGGGGACAGAACCAAATGGAAGCCGAAGTGTTTGGTGCGCAGATTCAGAAGAAACTACGCCCACGGGTTTCCCCAATGTTGGAATACGGCAGAGAGTAAAAAAGACCCCCGCGCTGGGCGGGGGTGCAAGGTTGAAGGAGTTCAACCACCAAGAGGAGTGCCATAGGCACCGACAGCGAGGAGGCACTGTCAGGTCGAAGTGTACTACCCAATTCTCCAAATACGCAAGCCACGGAACCCGTCCTCCACTACTAACTTTACTTTGACCTCAAATCCCAGTCTGTCCATAGTGTTTTTTACAACGGCTCGGGCTTCCTCTACATCTAGGCAGGGCACAAAGAAGGATCTGCCTACCCTAAACTTAGTCCAATCGACCTCGTAGTTGACCCCATTAACCTGCATCTTTCGGTGTTTCCTCCGCCGGAGCCTCCTCCTGAACCTCTTCCTGAGCCGCATCAGGGTCATCTAAACCGTGCTGAGCGGCGGCGATAAAGACGTCTGGGTCAAGGAAATCGCCCCTAGAGCAGTCAAAGACGTACACATCTACGGGCGGTACAGCGCTTAATTTAGTGCCCTTGGACATCCGTTTCTTCGTAGCGCCCCCATAGACACCCTCGGCGGTCAAAGAAGTCAGGACATCCTTTAGCGTGATCCGATGCTCGGTACAGTATTTCCGCAGTGCGGTAGCCGTAATAAACAACTTCATGGTGTCCGGCTCCATGCGGATCATCAACTCCCCGCGTGGCTCTAGAATCGGCAACATTTCTACCCCGGTTCGCTTGTCAACCTCACCATTAATAACCAGCGTATTGTTGCGGTGCATATTCCAAAACTCACCGATGACACTGGCTTGGCTCGTCAGGGGTGGCTTAATCTCCTCTTTCATTTCCCCAAAATGGGTGAGCATCCACTTGAACACTCTGCCAACATCAATATCAAAAAGCCCCAAACGCCTAGCAAATAAAGCCCCAGCAATATTGCAAGCAGCAACACCTGACCAAAAACGTTCACGGTTTGTGAATCCAACCTTTTTATCGATGATCTTTTGGATTTGACGAACTTCTTCAAGCCGTTCTTCCAAGTTAGAAACCAAGTCGCGCAGGTATATACGCCCCGCGTGACCATAGTTTGTATACAACTTAGGATAAATTTCATCCGCTTCTTCCTTGCTCAGCAACTTAACTGACGGGATTTCATACTCGATAACCCGCATTAACTCTCCGTCTGCCGATTTAGTCAAGGACTTCAACTTGTCTACCACCGATGCGTTTGACGAGCACAGGAGGATAGTCTCCCAACGGGCAAAGTTTTTACGCTCTTCATTGGCACTAGACTTCATCCGGCCACGGCCTCGGCCTTGAGAAACAGCGTATGCCCAGTCGGAGAAGTCGTCTGGAGTCATCTTGGTAATCTCGTCACAGCCTAACCCGAGGTTGTTCATAACCCCAAGCCGGTGGAGCCTGACGTTCATAGTATCCCTTTGAATCAGCATCAACTCCTCGGGGTGGCCGTACACACTATGCATAGCCTTCAGCGTCGTAGTTTTACCTGTACCGGACTCGTTGTTAATTAGATTGATGATGGCGCCCTTGAGATTCAGCAGTTTCATAAGGGGGGCACCAAAAGCCGTAAAGAAGCCAAATGCCATAGGCTCAAAGCCGGGGTTGTTGTAGACATTAATAACAGACTGCCACTCTTCTAGCGTGCCTTGTGGCTCAAACCACGGCGCTAATTCTTTAGTGTAACTAGACGGTGGGCTATACCTGTCGGCGTCGGCGCAAATTTCTGTGTCGCCTACTACAAAAGATTTATATTTATCTGTCCAACCAAACTGCGTTCTCATAATTTCTGCCTCGTGTTTGAACTGCAACTCCTTAGTAAACCGCACAACATAGAACATAATCGCTTCCATCTGCTTAGTCATGGCAACGATTCCTTGATAAGCAAGTTTGTCCCGCAGTTTCTCTTTTGCAAGTAAATCCATAGCCGCCAATGCAAATTCTTTGACTCCATCTTTTGGTGTGTGCAGCCTCATCCAAACCATTTCGCCGTACTCGGGGTCACGCATACGCTTTACTACATACAGGTCATGCTCATAAATTAGGTCTGGCTCTTCGCCATCTTCGGCGGGGCGGGAATAAACTCCGCCGTTCTTACCTCTAAAGAATGGAAACGGGTACTCAGGAATAGTGTATGTAACCGGCATAAACGCAGCCGGTGGGGTAACTTGGACAACATTATCTTCCGGTGCGGCTTCAGCAATCTCGGCACCAAGCACAATAGGCGATTTGATCTGACCCCAATGCGGGCACTTGTCGCAGATGTTGGGGTTGTTTTTATTAAATACTTCGCAGGTATAGGGGCCTTTAATTAACTTAACTTTGTTTTCAGTCTCTTGCTCAGAGTAGTTTGGGTGCCCTTTAGATATCTCATGTACGGCTGTATCACTATCTACACAGTATGCTGCAATTGATAACGCGCCACGCCAAAGCGGCTCTTCCAAACTTTCTTGGTTATCCATCGCATACTTTATCTGAGCACACCCCTCGCTGTTCTGAGTTTTTAGCCAAATGGTTTGGAACCGAGATTGCCGGTTACCCATCAAGGCTTTGGTTAGTTCATTTAAATTGCTAGTAGCATAGTCAGGCGCCTCTCCGTCTGTGTCGGACACACCCAATAAAGTTTTAAACGACTCAAAGTCTACTGGTTGAGAGAGGTGCTGTAGTTGGACTTGCGCAGGGGGATCAGGTTTATAGTTTAAGGTCTCCGGTATTCTTAAGATAGATGCTGCATCTGATGTACGAGCAGGGTCGGCTTCGAGGTTGTAATCGACGCAAAGTTTCTTTAGTTTCTCCGCTACACGCTTCCAATCAAGCCGAGGGACAGCCGATATCAAAGGCCAGTAGACATGAAGCCCCCGCCCTGAATTAACAATAGTCGGCTTAGGAAGTCCTAATGCTTTGCAAAAGTTGAGCAGGGCTAAAGCCCCATCAGCCTGATCTGCATAAGGTTTTCCTTCTCCGCAATCGATATCAAGCCAAAACGACTTAATATTTTTTACGTTATCCGCTGTTCGTGTGGAAGGCTTTTCGTACTTCGAGCAGGCAAAATAAACATCATAGTGCTTGCTTAAAAGGGATTGTATTTCTTGGTCTGCTTCTACCAGCGTCTGTACAAAGACCTGTTTGGGCAGTCCTTTTTTCTTCAAGCCGACAATGCAGTACCACCCCTCTGTGGATAGCACCGCCGACAATAGGTCTGTTGTAGCCATTCCTAATCCAAGTGGACTTTAGTTTTAAGTTTCGCAATGACTTCCTCAATCTTCTCAATCTGTTTTTTGCGAGGCATTTCTTGACCCTTAAACCACTTGTATACGGTCATACGGCTTACGCCGAAGAACTGTGCTGCGTCCGAGACTGGGATATCTTGAGCAATACACAACCTCCCCAGCATGACACCGGGGTGGGTTGCGATTGCGCGTTTGTTAGTTTCTATTAGCCGAAACGAGTAGCCGCGTGTTTCTGCCATGCTTACTCATCGTCGGTAGACCACTCATTGAGGACATCAGCAAATTCTTTCTTGGCTGCTGGCTCAACATTTTTCTTAGCCGTTTTCTTGGTCGGCTCGGCTATTTCGTCAGCAACATCTACCCGCTTTGCCGATACCGATATGGTCTTTGACTTCGGCCCATCAGTTTGCGTTGGGGTTTGTACGACTGCAGACTTAGCAGCCGGACTGTTACCTTTCTCCTTAGCAACTGACCACTCTTCACGCTCCAAAAACCTAACCGGCTTAAAGGTCAGCTTGGGGGTTGCACTGTCCGAGTCAAACTTCATCTCGGTGACTAGGGTGTTGATGTTCTTGCCTTGCGACCCTACATACTTAGCGTACTGCTGGAAGGGCATCTTATCCAAATCGCCACGACCAAAGATTGAAGTAGAAGGCAGCGTTAGTTGGAATACGTCTCCACCTATGTCGCTCTCAAGAACCACAGCAAGCCTTTGTTGGAACCGGCAAGCGCGGGAGTCGCCCGAACCAGACCCTTTAATGTTTTGGGGGCACCCATCACAGGTCTTATTTTGTGCAGACTCGATACTTGAGTCAGGCGTAATACCGTCGTTTGACCAGCAGTCAGGCGCAACCGACTCTCCAGCAACATAAGCACCAGAGTAAAACTGTCGGGATACGTGCGGATTGCCGTTAACAATAACTACGTTCATCGCACGGTTTTCGTTCTTAGCAATCTCTTCACCGCTAACCATCATGCGGAATACACCGCCACGAATAGAAATACGTTTTAGTGCTGTATTACCCGCCAAAGACTTAGTTAAGTCATCAAGTTCAACTTCTTTAAGGTAGTCGGGCAGATTTTGATTAAACAAAGCAACGTTGCTCATTATTTTCTCCTAATGGTGATTTCGTACTCTTGATCCACATTTAATCCCGGTGGATGCACATCGGGTCGATCCTCTAAAAACTCACGCATATTTGTTTGATGTATGCGCTTTTCCAACAACTCCATAGCACCATGTTCACGCATGAAGCCGTAGAAACTTTCCCAATCATTAGTCCAGTACCGATTCTTAATTGTTCGGTAGGCTGTGCCATTCTCGGTTTTAAAACTTGTGACGCCGGTTTCTTTAGATATCTTTAGCAACTCTTCTTTCAGAGTTCGCATCTGTTCATCAAGGGTCGCAATTTTACCATCGTACTCGCGTGTTAAATCTTCTTTAGCGTTACGAATTTTGATGTAAACGGCGACGATTTTATCTATGGCTTTATCCATATATGTCCTCTTGGTTGTTTTTTACTATTGTATCTAAAAACTGTACTTTGTCAAGTATCTAATTCTTTTTTGTACAAATCAATTATCTTAGTGTGGAAATCTAATTTGCTCTGCAGCATCGCATACAACTTTGTTTCTACAGGACTACCTTCGATATGCACCACAGTTACAGGATTCTTTTGTCCTTGCCTGTGCGCACGCGAGTTAGCCTGCAAGTATGTCTCGATAGATGTCACTGGGGCATACCATATAACAACGTTTGCAGCAGTTAATGTTACTCCATGTGCAGCGGCTTGTGGCTGTATTAATAAAACTTTGGGGTTAGGGTTTTCCTGAAAGCGCTTGAAGATGTCTGTGCGTTTATTGACGCTTACAGAGCCGTTAATAACCTCCGACTCTATCCCTTGTTTGGTGAGGTAATCTTTTAGTAGATTAATAGTGTGAGTAAAAGGTACGAAAATCAATACCTTATGTGAGGCTTCTTCAACTACTTCTTGAATTACCTTGAGACGGTTTGATACATCGAATTCAATTACGTTGCCGTTGTCGGTGTAGACCGCACCGCCTGAAATCTGTAGTAATTTAGTCAGGCTTGAGGCGGCGTTGACAGCCGATACCTCTTCTCCAGCAGCGGCAATAAGCATATCTTTCTTTAACTGCCGGTAGTATTTCTCTTGCTGCGGGGTCATGGGGACATACCGAGATGTGTAAAGCATTTCCGGCAAGTCAAGGCATTCTTCTTTCGTATACCGAATGGCTGGCTGCAACAGGTCATGCACGACTTCGTTTGCTTTCGGCTTTGGTATCCACTTAAACCTAGTCAATTGATACATAACAGTATCTCTAAATCCACCCAAGGTCATCGGCGCTCTTTCGGGTACGCACAATTTGACAAGCCCGTAAGCATCAAGCGGGGACTGCGCAGCAGGAGTGCCGGTCATCATCCATAGCCATGTGGTTGGTTGGATAATATCTTTCATTATCTTGAAACGCTGAGTGCGGGAACTCTTATAGGCGTTTGCCTCGTCAATAATGATTAGGTCAAACTTCCCATTTTTGATATCGTCTTTTACAACCTCTACCCCATCAAAATTAATAATGACGTAGTCTGCCCCGCCGTTGATGATTTCGGCTCTTTTCTGCTTGGCTCCATAAGCAACGTCTACGTGCCTGTGGATTGCAAACTTAAATAGGTCTGCTTGCCATGCAGATTGCATAATAGATAAGGGACAGATAACTAGCACTCGACGGATAATCTTTGCATCCATCAGGTAGTCAGAAGCCCATATGGCAGAGGCCGTTTTGCCAGTGCCCTGCTCGTTAAAGCAGAACGCCCGTTTGTGTAGGGTCAGAAACGATGCTGTGTCTTTTTGATGCTCCATTGGCTTATGCAGCCCCGGCCAATCGTAGTCACGCTGAATTGGGGACGGTACTTTTTTAATCCGTAACTTACGCAAAGCTTGGGCTTCAGACAGCCCCCAGTTGACGGCTACCTCACTAACTTCCCCCTCTTTTTGTACAACTTTGCTCTTCTTAATTGTTTCTGTAATACGGCTAGGAAACTTAGTCTTAACCAGCAGTATCCGGTCATTTATTATTTGCACGCTTCTTTTCCCGTGGGCTAACTTCTGAAATTAACTTCTGTTTGGAGTCACGATCAAACGAACGATTATTGGCTGCTGACGTAACTTTTAAACCGTCTTTATGTGAACCACCTTTAGACAGCGCCTTAACGTGGTGTACGTCTTTGCCATCCCCCTTGCTAACTTTGCCAGCCTTTTCCATGATTCGCCGTGCTCGGTTGCGCTCGGCACGTTTCTTTTTAACCATCTCGGTGCCATCATAGTTTTCGTATTCTTGCTTGTAGTTGCGGTCAGCTTTGTTTGCGTAGGGCATGGTAGTCTCCTAATAAGGTTTCCCAAATTGTGGATTATTTTTGATACCTAAGTCAAGGGACAGCCTCTCGTTCTCATCCTTGACCCTGTGGTATGCCTGTCTTAAATGCTCAACTTCTTTGTGTAACCGCTCGATTTCGGCTTTGTATTCAACGGGTATAAGGTAAAGAGGGTCGGTATATTCTTCGTTTTTAAACGACGCAACGTGCCCGTATTTGTTCATCCAAACTAGGGGAGTCATTCTTTCACCTTATAAAACTTCTTGGAACCCATTCGTATTAAGTCCGCGATACCGTTCTCAACAAACCTGTTTAAGGTACGACCTACTTTGCCCTCGCTTGCAATCCATTCCCTTGCAATAGTCTTTGCCTGAACGGGAGTTTTGGGGTGAGAAAGTAGATACTTCCACACCTTCTCTTCAAAATTGGTCATCTCAATTGCCACTGTTCTTCTCCTGTAACCATCTATCTACATCCGCTACCAAACCATAAAGTTCTTGTAATAACTCGGGGCTTGGGTCGGTTATGTTTTCACTAATTAATTGAATTACTTCGTTTACATTTAGTTCTTGCCATTCACGATTCTTCATGTGTTCTTCTCCTTTAGTTTGGTTTCTAATATATTTTCTTCATCCTCATCTAGTTTTTCAAGTTCTGCTTCGTAAGCCTTGGTTAGGTCTAGTATGTTTTCTTTACGTCGCATCCATTCATAGTTATATCTAAAGTTTCGGCGCTTAATCGGGTCAAACTGAGCAATCTTTCTATTCATGTCAAACATCAACTTCAATAATCTTTCACGAAACTGCTGAGGATCTATGTCTAAAATGCTCAAATAAGTATCAGAATGCTGGAACAAAAAGTAGATTGCAGAAATTGCCTCATCTGTGGGTATACGCAGTCTCCCTAGTCTGCGGGGTTTTGATTGCGCATCTTGAATCGCTAAAGCCACAACTGCAGATAGCAACCTACGATTGGCTGTACCCTGTGCCCTGTAGTCTAGTTCGTATGACATGCTATTGCTCCTTTTGCAACTCAATTAATTTTTCAAGGTAGTGCGCGGCTTTATTTAAATCATCAACGCCACCTTTGCTTTGCCACCGAGAAACGTACTTAATAATGTTGCCCTCAAAGTACCCGATGTTGTTGGCAGCTATGTAATCCCAAGGCTGAATAGACTTGTCCTTGTAATGCGTACCGCCAACCTGTTCATCATTTGCGCTCATGGAAACACAATTCTCCTTATCTTGGTTTGTTTTCTAGCCCACTTAAGAATTAGTTCATGCTCTTTTGGAGTCTTAAAGGGCCACGCTAATTTACGCATTTCATAAGGTACATCATTTAAAGGGAAAGTAACCTCTTCAACTTTGGGGGTTTTCTTGGCTGTCATCTCCATTGTCCTTTTCCATTGTGCTCACAGTCTTTTACGTGGCAAAACTTTCTGCATGTGAAGTTCGGTCTTGCGTTCCATACGTCGTTTGTCATAGCAGCCTCAAGCCTTTGAATCTCAGGCAACCATCGCCCCCACGCATCTTCTTGTATGTTGTTTACAAATGAGGCTTTGACTAAGTCTTGGGCTACAACAAATACCAACCCTGCTTTTATCGACTGCACATGGGGGAAGTGCTTGAAAACTAATAGCGCCAGAAGTTCTAACTGTTTAGTATCAGCATACTGAGAAGACTTGCCCGTCTTGTAGTCCACAAGGTGAGCATGATCGCCATCAATAATTAGCAAGTCAGCGATACCTCTGAACCACACATTCTCATCTTTAAACCCAACCGGCTCAAAGTCTTTAGTCAGCCCCATCTCGTACTCACACAACTTAATACCGGGAAGCGCCTTGAGCGCATCTAGCGTCGGCTTTATGAAAGCGTATTTGGGGTCTAGTGACTTGTCCCCACATACATAATCTTCGGCTGCTTTGTGAACCTCTGTGCCATAGTCAAGATGTGGAGTCGGCGGTTCAACAATATCTTTGACAATCCGCATTCGATAATACTTGCGAGGGCATTGCTGAAACAGGGAGATGCTGCTGTATGACCAAGTATATTTCATTCTTTGATATGGCTTTTAACAGCCGCCCTCATTAGCCGCAGTTCAACGATTGCTTGCTCGATTGTAGATGCTGCTGCTACATGGTCATTCTCAAGTAAGTGTACGTGGATTTCTTTTAATAACTCTTTTACTTTCAATTCGTGAGCCGTGTAATTTAATGCTGTGTCTATTTTCATAGTTGCACCCTGTAATGACGCTACATTGTTATATGCTTGCACACCTCTAACATTCACCATAACTATCTCCATGTCCAATTTCACACGATAAGGGCAAAGTCTCTGCCCATTTTGGTCGCCACTTCATACATTCGGTAATGTATTTTGTCGCTTCATCCACTTCTTCTTTCTTAACAACGCACGCAATTGCGTCGTGCACCGTAAGAACAACTCGGTATTTCTTAGATATCCGAAGCATCTGTTCACCGATTACGCAACGGGCTACGGCTTGGCAGATGTTCTCCACCACCTTACCGCCATAAATCTTGGTTGTACCCTTGCGGGTGTTGTATATATAGTGCCTTTCCCACACCCCACTCTTGGGGTTCTGCTCTTCAATTGCACGCAGATTCATGTACTTCAAAGGCAGTCCGCTTGGTAGATCAAACCCAACTCCGGGGAGCAAACTTACTGCCTGTGGTTGCGTACCAAAATCACAAGTCTTAAGATCCTCACTAGCCAAAGCATCTAGACATTTTTCGGCTTGTGCCCACAAGTTCGGTATCCTTGGGTATACCCCACGATAGGTATCAACAATGTGTTTACAGAGTGGGTCGGTCATCTCAACGCCAAAAGTTTTTAACTGTGCCTGAAACTTTTTCCACCCCATGCCATAGCCTGCGCCCAAGATGGTTGTTTTACCCACAAATCGCTCTGCGGTAGTGATCTTGTCAATCGGCCTGTGGTAAATCCTAGATGCCATGATTCTGTAAACATCTTCGCCGTTTTCAAATGCATCTACCAAATCAGTCTGCCCCGCTAACCAAGCAACAGTCCGTGCCTCAATCTGAGAGGAGTCGGCATCGATTAGTACATAGCCTTCGGGCGGGATGATGGCATCTTTGAGTTTGGATTTCCTTGGCAGGTTCTGAAGATTAACTTTGTCGTCTCCACCCCATCTGCCTGTGTGCGCAGCGTAGTATCGTAGGGGGACAGGGAGGCTCCCGCGCTTCGCTATTGAAATAAATCGTTCTGTCCTTGTCTCTTCCAAAGTGCTTTTTGCCCCAAGTCGAGCAGCCACTAACGCCTGTACTTCTTCGTTTGGGTGCTCTGCTAGATCTTTAAAACCGTTGTCACTCTTGGCTAATGCCAACGCCACTTTGCCTGTGGTAGGGCTAATCTTAGTCGGGGGGCGCACACCCAAGGCTGCTAGTTTCATAGCAAACTTTTGATTACTCATCAATGTCTCGCGGTCAGACATGGCCTTCTCAATCAATGCTTCTTTGCGGTGTTTAACTTCCCCCAAGTGCTGTTCAAGCATGGGTAGGTTCAACTGTAATACGGGGTCAGTAAACATCTTCAAAGTTAGATCAATTAACTTAAGCTCCTTAAGTTTGTAGTTCTGCTTCAGGATGTTGTAGATGTTGTAGCAAAGGTCTACGTCATTGCAACAATACTTGCCGTACTGTGCTAGTTCTTCGGGGGTAAAGTTGACCCGTCGTTTACCCATAGCCATGATGACCTCGTTGCCCTTTTGGCCTACCCCGAGACGATCTGCAAGTTTTGCAAGGCTATTTGATACTTCGTTGTCAATCGCCCTAGCCATGCACAAGGTGTCTAGCCATGCCATAGGTTTGATACCAAACTTCCAAGTAAGGATCGCGCCATCGAACATGGTGTTATGCGCCAAGACAAACGCCTCAGACCACTTAAACTTACCTAGGAAATGCATGGTCTCAGAGTATGTACCGCTAAACCATTCTGTCTCGGCATCGTCAACCTTTACGCCAACCCCTATCACTTCAAAGTTGTCGTCACGCACATACTCTTCTGTGGTCATTTTTGAGAGCGAAAACTCTCTGTCGTAATACGTCTCAAAATCTACGCTAATAATCATATGTTTGTTTCTTAGTTTTTGCGACTACGCGGGATACAGCATCAAAGAAATAATTAGGTGAGTCTTTTGATTCATTATGCATAATGGTAGCCATAATGGCTTCTCGCGTAGCCTGACGCTTTAACCTAACGTATTTGCGCTTTATTAGAAACTTTTCAATCCAATTAAAACGACCTTCCAACAATATACTGTTCCACTTAGTTTCTACATGACGTGACTCAAAAGGGTGTACAAACTCTTCGGGGCACATGTCCATGCGCTCAAGCAATATGCGCACTTGGGGGCTAACAAACCTATCACGCATCGCTGCCCATCCTTTTCTCAGGAACGGTCATCATATTTAGCCAAATCTCGATGTCCTTCACATTCTCTTCGTTGATGACAAAAACCTGACCGCCTGAGTCACGAATCCGTTGGAGTTCTTTTTCCTGTAACGCGGTAGGGCGCTTGTTCCCC